GGGCAATCCGTCGGGAAATCCGCTTACGACTGTTTTAAATACAATGGCGCACGCAATTTACTTGCGTTATGCTTATTTGGCTTTGGCTCCGGTTACTGTTCGTAGCTTGCAATACTTTGACCAGTACGTGCGTGATTGCGAGTACGGGGATGACGGTATTGTGGGTACTAACGACTTAATCGTTTCGTGGTACAACGACGCCGAGCTACATAAGTTTTTCTTGACTATTGGAATTCATAGTCAGGCGCCGACGAAAGTGAAAGGTGAACGTTCCAACCCGAATGTGTTGGAGAACACGTTCCTTAAACGAGGCTTTCGATACGTTGGAAATGGGCAGTTTTATCCGCTCATGGACGTAGATACAATCCATGAATTGACGAATTGGCAACATGAAAGCGACGACGACGATGCGCAATTGTTGGCGAATATAAATGATGCTTTGCGCTATTTGTTCTTTTACGGGCAAGCGGCATATAACGATTTAGCGAATCGCTTTATGAAGCTGTGTCCGCATTTGGCGTCTGGCGTGTTACGTTATGAATATTTCCACGGTCTCTTTTCGGCTTATCGCGATGTTTGGTTGCCGAACGATTTTATCGCGAACAATAAATTTCATGTGCCGAAAGGGATTAAAGTTTTACCGTGGACCGATCATATTATCGACGTGGTGGATAATGACGTCGAATTGGTCGAAGCGCAGTCGGCTGATGAAGAAAATCGAGCTGGTGTCGTCATCGTCGAAGGCAAACCAGTCATTGCAAACGACGAAAAGGCGTCTGGAACTGAAGGACGCATTTTTGGGCTGGGCCGTGAAATAATGAACGAGAAACGTTGGGATTTTAAACAAACTGTCGAACGTTGGACTCTTGTGGCCCAAGCTCCATGGACGATGGCTCAGGCGCCTAATACGAACATTTACCAGTTGAAAGCGCCACAAGATTTTATCACGGCTTTTATCCAAGATGCGGGCTTTACGCATTTCACGTTTTGGCAAGGAAATATTCGCCTTAAATTACAAGTGAACGGCACTCAATTTCATATGGGTCTCCTGTGTTTTTATTATGTGCCGCTTACGGACCCGGAAAACGTGAACAACTGGCATCGTGTGAATTACAGTGCGATGACTTCGGTCACACACATGTTTTCAGATCCTACGTCGAGTCAGTCGCGTGAGCTCGTTATTAAATTCCGTCATCCGCAAACGCATTTAGCGTTAAACACAGAAGCTATTCCTGATTTTGATTATTTAGGTACGACGACAGTCACGGTTTTTAGCCAGCTGCGCGGTCCTACGTCGGCGTCGACGGCAATTAATACGCAATTATATGTGTCGTTTGAGGACGTCGTTTTTAACGTGCCGATGCATTCAGCGTCGAGTGCGCGAGTAGGAGCTGTAGGGCAACTGGTGAGAGCCGTTGATTTGCAAATTACTGACCAAATGTATCGCCGTTTTCAAAGCGATTTACAACAGCGGTACCGCGATCAATTGGTTGAAGGCGCTGTGGCGCAAGGCAATGTT